TCCGCATCATGCGCGATGGCGTGCAAGTCTATCAGGAAAGCCAGACGTTCGACCGGCAGCAGACCGCCAAGGCCTGGGTGGCGCGGCGTGAAACGGAACTTGCTGAGCCAGGTGCCCTGGCCCGGGCGAGCCGAAAGGCTGTGTCGCTGAGCGATATCGTTGGGCAGTATATTGATGAGTCTAAGACGCCACTGGGTAAGACCAAGCTGGCGACGCTGAACGCGATCGCTGCTACCTGGCTCGGTGATTTGCGCGATAGCGAGATCACCAGCCAGCAACTGGTGGACTATGCGAAGTGGCGGATGGGGCCAGAGGGCGGCTCGGTTCAGGCGCAGACCGTGGGCAATGACCTTTCTCACCTGGGCTCGGTGCTGGCGGTCGCCAGGCCGGCTTGGGGTTATGAGATCGACCCACACGCGATGCCGGATGCACGCCGCGTGCTGCGGCGTCTGGGTATGGTCAGCCGTAGCACAGAGCGCGATCGCCGGCCGACGATGGATGAGCTGGCGAAGCTGCTCGAGTACTTCTTCGACGTGTTGAGGCGCCGGCCGACCTCGGCTCATATGCCCAAGCTGATCGGATTCGCCATCTTCTCGACGCGCCGGCAGGAGGAGATAACCCGTATTCGCTGGGATGATCTGGATCGGCAGTGCCAGCGGGTGCTGGTGCGCGATATGAAGAACCCTGGGCAGAAGATCGGTAACGATGTGTGGTGCCATCTGCCGCCCGAGGCGATGGCCATCATCGACAGCATGCCCCAGGTTGCGCCGGAGATATTCCCCTACAACGGCAAGTCGGCCGGAAGCGCGTGGACGAAGGCGTGTAAGGTGCTGGGTGTCGAGGATCTGCACTTCCACGACCTGCGGCACGACGGTGTGAGCCGTCTGTTCGAAATGGACTGGGATATCCCAAGGGTGGCCAGTGTGTCTGGCCATCGGGACTGGAACTCGCTGCGACGCTACACACATCTGCGCGGGCGGGGTGATCGGTACGCCGGCTGGGCCTGGCTGCCGAAGATCATCGAGGCAAAGGCGGTGATTGGGTATCAAAGGAAAGGGGCTGAAGCCCCCTTTTAGCTGGCCTTCTTGTAGCGGCCGTGGAGTTTGTCGTTCTCTACTACCGCCTTGGCGCGCTGGGCGTCGAGGTAAGTGGCCAGGTCGGTCAGGTGCACACCCTTGGCCGCTTTCTGGCTGCCCTCAATGCGGGTGATTGGCAGATCGATCTCTCCTGCGCCGGCCTTGCGCAGCAGCTTCTCGGGCGTGAGGTGCGAGAAGTAGTCGGCGCACACGCGCTCGATGGGGATGATCGCCATGCCGTTGTACTGGGCCATAAGCAAAAATGCCGTGTTCATGCGGCCTCCGGCTGCTTGCGCCAGGCGCCGAAGGCATCGAAGACGCGCTCGGCTTGGGCTTCGGTGAGACTGGCTTCGTAGGGCATGGCTATCCACGCCATGCCGATGAAATGGTCGGGGTTGCATACGGCTTGCAGCGCCTTCGCCCGTGGTTCGATAACGTCCACCAGGCTCTCGGCCAGATAGATGCCGCCCAGTGATAGCTCCTCGCTTTTCATGTAGGGGTCGGCATTGTCTGGCCGGTGTAGGCCGGCCAGGTAGATCGTCCAGCGGTACGGCCTTTCGGTGATGGCGTCGACCAGGGCGAGGCGGCTGTTGCTGGTGATCAGCGTGCCGTTCTTCCAGTTGATGATGGTCTGCAGCTCAAGGTGCTCGACATCTAGCACAGCCACGTGGTTGCTGCGCAGCATCGACCGGTAGTAGTTGGCCAGGCGCGCCTGGTGGTTGTAGGGTTTGCGCTGGCTCATGCTGCGTCCTCGTCGTGAGCAGATGCACTCCAGTCGCCGCTGTCGCACAGGCCGTAGGCGCTGCTGCAGGCGGTGGCATCGGCTTCGCCGTCGCTGGCGATCAGGTCGTACTGAACACCGCCGCGCGTGGTTTTCGACCACTCGACTACCTGCCGGATGTTGGCAATCGATACGACTTCGGCCGGCGTCAGATCTTGGATCTGCGCCCCCTTGCGGGTCTTCTCGTTGCTGCCTGCAAAGTTTGCTGCCGCGAAGAAGGTGGCGCCTTGTGACTTGCTGGCTTGGCGCACGAGGTTTTCCCAGTGCTCGATGCGGTCAATGACTTCCGGCCAGCGCGCAGCGATCTCGCGCAGCTCGCCTTTACGGCAGTTGATGCAGGGCATACAGCCCACACGGCCAGCGCCGAGGCTGTAAAGTGGGTTCGGCTTGATGCCCATATAGCGGTGGGCCTCGAAAACGGCGGCCACGTCCCATTTGAGGATTGGTCGGTAGTTGTAGAGGCCACCGCCCACTTCGTCGCATTCGGCCAGGTAGCGGCGCACGTCGGATTCGTCTCGGCGAACTCCCTGCCAGCTCATGATCATGTTCTGGCCGTCCATCAGCGGCAGCATGACCTGCTCGATGATCACGTTTCGCTTGAGTTCTTCCGTGCAGAACTGGGCTTTGCGGCTGGGGAATCGGCCTTTCCAGAGGCACAGGTCGAGGAACGGGATGCCGCTGGGCTGGAGCACCTGCAGGGCGGCTTCGATGATGCTCTCCGGTACGCCCTGGGCGCGCCATTTGGTTTCGATGAATGCGCGCTTGCGGGCGATCTGGCGGGAGAAGTCCGCATGGCGCCGCTCAATAATTACGCCGGTGGCTTGCTCCAGATAGTCGATGTACTCCAGCGTCAACTCGTGTTCGTTACCAGTGTCGGCGAACACGGCGCGCAGATTGGGCGCGCCTTGGGCGATGGCCAACAGCAGGAGCGCGGTAGAATCCTTACCACCCGAGACGCTGACGATGTTGTGTAGCAGGCCGAGCAGAATATCCGTTGGATTGAATGGCCAGCGAATTGCCCGCGCTAGGTCGATTTGCGCCGGCATCGTCATAGGGGCGACCCCTTGAAAATCTTCGTCATGCCGTAGTCCACCGACCGGCCGCGCAGCAGCAGGGCCTTGGTCAGCTTGCGGCGGTCGGTTTGGCTGTGGGTTGCCTGCCGCAGTAGGCCGAAGTGGCTGTTGGCGGTCTCGCGCAGGCTTTCGGCTGGAGCGTTTGCTGCAGCCCGTAGCGCGTTGTCGACGGTGCGGCGGCGGGTGATGCGGCGGTGTGGCTTGATCACCTGGCCAACGAAGTCGATGCCGCGCTCGGCTGGCTGGAGAATGGTCTTGCTCGGGTTGAGGCGTGCATGCAGGCGGTCAGCGAGGAAGGCCTCGATCTGCTCGCGCCAGGTGTTGAGCTGTTGCGGGCTCTCGTGCAGCAGTACGAAGTCGTCGACGTAGCGGATGTAGTGCCGGGCGCGCAGCTGGTGCTTCACGAACTGGTCGAGCGCGTTGAGGTAGATGTTGGCGAAGAACTGGCTGCTGAGGTTGCCGATCGGCAGGCCCAGGTAGGCCGGTTGCGCAGCAAGGCGCTTGTGCTGCGGCACGCGGTTGACCAGGCGGTGCGGGCTGCGCAGGTAGTAGCTGTCGCGCGGGTCGTGCCAGAGAATCTGCTGGGCCAGCGCCTGCCAGGGCTGTTCGGGGATGGCGGCCTGCAGCTGGGTGGCCAGTACGCTCTTGTCGATGGTGACAAAAAAATTAGCCAAATCCATCTTGCAGTACCAGGCCGGACACCTCCAGTTCTGGGTGATGCTGCGGGCCTTGCGCTCCAGCCGCTGGGCGGCGTAGAGGGTGCCGCGACCTTTGATGCAGGCGCAGCTGTCGGCAATGAAGGTGCGCTCGATGCGGTCGCCGACGTGGTTGTAGAGCAGGTGGTGCACGATGCGGTCACGGAAGGCCGCGGCCCATACTTCACGGTACTTCGGGCGGGTGACCACGAAGCAGGTGGAGGGGCCGGGCTGGTAGGTGCCGCTGTTGAGCTCGGTGTGCAGGTGCATGAGGTTGCGCTCCAAGTCGAGTTCGAAGGCCAGCGCGCTGTTGCTGTTGCGCTTGCTGCGGCGGCAGTCGATGTAGGCCTGCGCCAGTGCCTCGAAAGAAAAGCCAGCATGGCCGTGCGGATAGCCGGATGAAGCTGCGGACGGCGCGCGCGCGAAGCTCGTTGTCCTTGTGGTCGTTGTTCTGGTTGCCATCGTCGAAGTTCTGGTTCCACGCGTTGTTCGGGCTGTACTGCGCCAGGTCGTGCTATCTACGTCGCGCCACCGATGGCGGGTGCCGATCAGTGGCGAAACTGCGCGAGGCCTGCCAGGACGTGCCTGGTGGTACCTCTGGTGCGCATGGCGGTGGCCGGTTAGGCCAGCGGCACGACCAGATTCATAACGCTCTGGCGTAAGCGCCTTGACGCTCACGCAACTGGCGCTGCGGCTGTTTGCTTTTTCCATCCCGTTGCCTGCTTGCCTATCTGGTCGGTGATCTCGATGGCGTTGGCGTACTGCTTGGTGCTGATCAGCCGGTGGTCAACGCAGAGGCGCAGGGTCAGTTCGGTGACCTGGTTACGCTCCAGCAGTTGCTGGATGTGCCCCAGGCGGTCTGTGCCCTGAGCCACGTTGGCGCGGAAGATCAGCAGGCTCATCTCGAAGCACTGGTCCAGCACCCTGTCACCGAGCGTCCGTTTCAGGTCGCGCGGCATGTTGCGGGTGAGGCTGACAGCGAGGCCGGTGAGGTCTCGGGCCAGCTTGTAGATGGGCAGGTGTTGGGATAGGGCCATGCTGGAAAAACTCGCTACCGCGCGCTACGCGCGCGGGGTGAAGTGATCAAGTGGTGAAGGGGTAAGGACTCTGCGGACGGCGCGCGCGCGAAGCTCGTCGCCCTTGCGGCCGCTGAGCTGGCCGCCACCGTCGAAGCCCTGGCTCCACGCGCAGCCCGGGCTGCACTGCGTGCTGCTCCAGTACCACTCTTTGGCGAACTGCTCGGGCACGTTGACCCAGCACAGACGCAGCTCGCGGCGCGATGGCAGGTAGAAGTCGCGGTGTTCTTCAATCGTCAGCCCTGCTGCGTATTCGGCTGCTGGGTGGCTACGACCAGAATTGAGCAGGGCGGCGGTGTTGGCCTGGCCATCCCACTCGCTTTCGGCGCCGGGTTCGCTCTCGCCTTTGCCGCCCCAGGTGATGGCCTTGGCTTCGCCGAGGTCGGCTGCTGTTACCACCAGGTGGTAATCCGGCTGGCCATCCTGCCCGCGCATAAGGCCGGCATAGAAACCGCCCTGGCCTTGCCAGTATTGGCCGATGGCCGGAGGGGTCAGGCTGGTGATGTTGGGCAGGTCGAACAGCGGCGCCTGATCGAGCCCGGTGGCGGCCTCGAGCACTCGGCGGGCCAGTGCAGGGCTTGGCGTCTGCAGCTTGGTGGTGCCCACTTCAACGGTGATGAGTTCCATGATGGTTCCTCAAAAATGGTCGCGACCGCGCGCTGCGCGCGCGGCAGTCAAATGGGTGAGGTGGTCAAGGGGTGACCTTGAATCTGCGGACGGCGCGCGCGCGAAGCTCGTCGCCCTTGAGGTCGAAGCTCTGGCTGCCACCGTCGAAGTACTGGTACCACGCGGTGATCGGGCTGTACTGCGTACTGCTCCAGTACCAGGCATCCTCGAAGGCTTCGTCGGCATCGGCTTGAAACTCGGGCTGCTGGGTCTGCGCCGGGTGCTCGGCGGTGTACGGGTAGCCCATGGGCACGCTGCTGGGGTTCTCGCCGTGGCGGTATACCCAGTTGCTCTCGGTAGTTGGCTTGAAGTGGCGGTAGAGCAGCTCCAGTTCGTCGCGGGATGGCAGGTACCAGTCGGCGAAGCCGTTGATGTCGAGTGCGAGCATCCAGCGGGCCAGGTCAGAGCCGGCCTCGGCCATAGCTTGGGTGTTGGCTAAGCCGTCATTGAAGTGGCGAGCGGCCTGCAGGTCATTGCCGCGCGCGCCCCAGGTGGCTTCATCCAGTTCGCCTTCCGCCTTGGGGGCGACGATGATGCCGAAGGTTTCGCCATTGAGGGCGATCAGGCCGGCGTAGTAGCCGCCTTCGAATGCGGCGCCGATGGCTGGCAGGGTGTTGCGGTTAATTGCATTCATGGTCAGTGCCTCGAAAATTCAGCGCGACCGCGCGCTGCGCGCGCGGCAGTTAAATGGGTGAAGTGGTCAAGGGGTAACCGTGAATCTGCGGACGGCGCGCGCGCGAAGCTCGCTGGCCTTGAGGACGAGGTCCTGGGTGCCACCGCCGAAGAACTGGTACCACGCGAGGCTCGGGCTGTACTGCGTACTGCT